ACAATTAAAATATTTTTTATTAAAATATTTTAATTAAAAAAATATTATATTATATTATATTATATTATATTATATTATGAAAAAAGGTGATCTTTTAAAATTAGATATACCAATATCAGATACCTTGTCGTCTAACGACATCTTCGTTAAAGGTATTGATTTGAGCCCTACATTATCATATTCTAGAAAAAGTCCTACATTACAACGTAATCCGTCATATCCTAGAATATCTCCTAAATTAGAACGTTCATTATCGTCTCCTAAATTGTCTCCTAAAATGGAACGTAGATTATCATCTTCTAAATTAAAACGTGCTCCTATAAAATTAAAACTTGATTTAAAACCAATACCTGATAAACCAAAATACGAGTTAGATACAACTATTGATTTTAAAAAAAAGTTTAAACCATCTCTCGATTTATCTAGCTTTAAAACGAGACGTTATTCGGAAGATCTAGAAAAAGAACAAGCAGATAAATTATTTGAAAAATTAAAAAATTTAGCACCAGAAGGCGATGTATATGATAAATATATGAAAATAGAAAAAAAATTAGCATCTGGAATGTATGGTGTTGTTGGATTTTATTATAAAAAAAATAGTTCAACTGATAAAATGTATATTGTAAAAGCTATTTCTTATAAAAGAAATAACGATACATCTTATGATAATTCTAGTATTAAAAAAGAAGTATATACTAAATTAATAAATGAAATTTTATCACTTAAAGAAGTACAAGAAAATAATTGCAAGGAAACGAATTTATCTGATCTTTGTTTTATAGAAGCATTTAGAGATGATGAAAATATTTATATAGTAACTCAATTTAAAAATGATACAATGTCTTTACAAAAATATATAGAAGAATATACTTTTACAACTAAACAAATTGCTACTTATATACTTATATTACTAACCAAGTTAAAAATAATACATTCTTTAAATATTGCTCACAATGACGTAAAACCAGGAAATATACTTGTTCAATATGATAAAAATGGTATTATAGATTTATCATATATTGATTATGGAGAGAGTTGTTTATGTAATGATAGCGATTTATGTACAACATCTGGATCAGTGTATTATCACCCAGAAAATGTATTGTATATTACTAAACAAAAATGCAATTTAACATATTATAATGATATATTTTCTCTTGGAATTACAGCAAAAGAATTATTAAATAAATCAAAAATAAAAAATGATATATTGGAAAGTTTTATAAATCAAAATATGTTGAATGAAGACATGTACGATAAAGAATATACTATTGAATATTTAAATGATTTAATAACTAAATTTTCATTGATTTTAAATAAAATAGTGAATGAAACGACTAATACAACTAATACAACTAATACAACTAATACAACTAATACAACTAATACAACTAACATTTAACGAAGAGTCGTTAGACAGCAAGGTATATTACTTGTACCAATTAGGTTTATAACTATCATATAATTTATTTATTGAATCAGATTTATCTTTTGATTTGGAATCTTCTATGATAGTATCAACAATTTTTGATAAAAGTTTATATTTTTCATCATTTGCGTTTTTACTTGTTAAAGCTTTTAGTTTTTGTGGCGTATCTTCTAGTTCTTTTACTTTTTCTTTTTCTTTTACTTTTTCTTTTTCTTTTTCTTTTTCTTTTTTATTTGAAAATGCATAATTTATAAAATCCCTTTTAGAAACATAAGATTTAAGATCTTCTTTAAAAGCATAAGATTTAAGATCTTTTTTAATATCATTTTTCAAATCATCAGTATAAAATTCTAGATCATTCTTTGTTGCGTAATTATTTAATTTATTATGTAAATTTATATTCATATTATGTAAATTTGTATTTATATTATATAAATCTTTTTTTTGATTATAAGAATGTATATTTAATTCCTTATCAAAATATCTTTTTAATCCAGTAATACTATAAATAATAAACCTTTTGTTATTTTTTTGTAATACAAAAGAAATTAACAATAATATTATAAATATTATAATAACGTAAGTATCCATATACTATACTTTTTTAAAAAAAAAGTATGCAAAAAAATGTAAATTTTAAAAAAAAAGTACCTTGCCAAACCGATGGCGAACCATCGGTAAGGTACCTTATTTTTAAGAATTATAATATAACTAAAAGGGTATTTTCTTCATTATTTCAATATCTTCATCTGTAAGAGTTTTTTCTGGATATATTATTTTAAATATTAAATATAAATCTCCATTTTTTTTATCTGAATTATTTTCATCACACATACCTTTATTATAAATAATATATTCCTTTTCTGGATTTATTATACCAAAACCTTTAGTATTTATATCAAGATTTCCTGAAAAATGTGGGATTGTTAAAGCTTTTCCTATAATAGATTCTTTTAATGTTATATTTATAGTATAACGTAAATGTAAATTTCTTCTTTTAAAAATAGGATCTTCTTCTATTTTAATTGTAACAATAAAAGAACCAGAAATTTGATTATCTTTTGAAGCTTGTTCACCCCATTCTTCAAAAACTATTACTTTACCAGTTTCTACACCAGGTTTTAATACAATTTCAAAAATACGTTCTTCATTTATAGTTCCAGTCAATGAACATTTAGTACAATGTATGTTTCCATCATTTTTTACTTTACCAGTTGCATTACATGTATTACATCCTCTATCTAAAATTTGTGTAAATGGGCCCATTTGAATTTGTTGTGTTAATTTTCCAGATCCATTACAAATATTACAACTTTTAACACAAGATTTACAAATACGATTTCTATTAACTCTTAGTTTTTTAGTTGTTCCAAAAAAAGCTTCTTTTAAAGATATTTTACAAATATAATGATGATCATTCATTTTTGTATTTGTATTTTGTGAATTTTTATGAAAATTAAAAAAAGGATGGTTAAATGGATTACTATTTCCATGATCAAATATATTCTCATGTGGATTATCGTAAGCATTCTTTTTTTGAGGATCCGAAAGTGTTTCATAAGCTATATTAATCTTTTTAAATTCAGTATCATCCCCTCCGTTTTTATCAGGGTGAGTTTTTAATGCTAATTTTTTATAAGCCCTTTTCAGTTCATCGTCAGATGCATTTCTTGATACGCCCAATACATTATAATAATCAGACATAATTATTATAATAATATAATATATTTTTAAACTACTTTTTTTAAAAAAAGTAACCAAAAAACAAAGCTACGCTTAACATTTTACTCCTAAATAATTTTATTTGATATTTAAAAAAAAGTTTTATTATTTTTGGAAAGTTTTTTTATTATTTTTGGTAAAGCTTTTTTATTATTTTTGGTAAAGCTTTTTTATTATTTTTTGGTAAAGCTTTTTTATAAAAAGCTTATTTGGATGTTGTTAATGCTCTAAATTTAATAGTAGAAGATAACCAATCAGGATTATTTAAACTTGTATATTGAATTTGTCCATTTTGTTTTATATAAAAATTCATGCCTACATTATCTCCTATATAAGTATAATCAATTATCCACCCATTCCGTTTACGTAATCCTTTAATTTCATATAAAGCATCGAATTCATCAGATGTTGTTACTATATTCACACAAGCAACAGCTGAAAATGATTTTGTAATAGACTCTGTAAAATAAAAACCAGTAATATCATGTGGTGATAATATATTATTTCCAGAGTTAAAAACACGTTCTGCACCAATATCTTCTCTGTTTGGTGTAATATCTACATCTTTAACAACTAGTTGTTTTCCTATAAACAATTCTTTATTAATACTGACACCACCATATGCAACAAATGTTGATCCAGTTGTTAAGTTTGTTGTAGAACTAGAATTAGTTATAACTATACTTGAATTATTTCCTACTATTAAACTATTATTTTGATAAATTAAGTCTGTTGTCCCTATTATTGGATTAAAACCATTTCCTCTTAAAATAGTATAAGGATTCAAGTATGTACTTCCTGTACCACCTTTACTAACATCTAATGGTCTTAATGAAGATATTGGAACATCTTTTACAAAACGAATATAAGCATCAACTCCATTAATATTTGTATATGTTACATAACCTATAGAATTAATTGTAGTTATATAAAATCTTATACCGGTATAATCACCAATATATCTTGAATTAATATTCCATTCATTATTAGAAACAACACCTTGTATTTCATACAATGCAGATTTAGAAATATCTGGTAAATTTACAAAAATAGATACTTGAAAGTAATAAGAATCTATTGGGATATGTAATAAAGATGTATCTATATTAGTAGGTAATACTGTATTTGCTAATAAAACTAAAGGAACTTGATTATTTAATATATCTATATTCGTTACACGTATTGTATAATCATTGCTATTATAACTATTTGTATACTGTATAGTACTACTTGAAATATCAGATCTAATACTAAATTTAATACCATCAATATCACCTATATTGTAAGTATTCATAACCCAACTGTTATTTTTCAAAACACAATTTGCTAAAATTAGTCCATAACGGTTATCTATTTCACTTGAAATATAAATAAATAATTTTACAGAATGTAAAACAATATTTGAAAATGTAAAGATAGGAATGTCAGATGGTGTATTTATATTAGAAGATAGTGTATAATGAATTTGATTATCAGTTTTATCAGTATATACTTGAGTACTAACAGTATATTTTATAGAAGTAACTCCAGAATTATTTCTATTTATATACTGAATATATCCAATATTATTATTCTTTCTTATGAAAAATTCAACACCACATTTAGATCCTATCAAAGAAGAGTTTAAAATCCATTTTGTATTAGAATTAACACCTCTAATAGTATATAATGCAGAAATGTTACCAGATTCTACATATATATTCGAGATAAAAGCTTTTATTGAATCTGGAAATTGAAAGTTTGGTATATCTGTAGGAATTGCTATATTATTATTTAGTGTAAATGTCTGTTCTATTGCATTATTATTGTTATTCAAGTCTAAATTGTTAATTGCTGTGTCTACATATTCCTTGTTTACAGCATCGTAATTTAAAATTGGATCAGCAACATTTCTTATATTTTTTAAATTTACATCCAATTCACCACCAATAAAAACATCTTTTTCAAAAGAAGCACCTCCATATGAAGTTAATGTACCACCATTTGATATACTTGTAGCTGTTTCTGTATTTGTTAAAAGAATAGATGAAGTTGATCCTAATGTTAAACGATAATCTTTATAAATAAAGTCATCAGTACCAATAATTGGATTTGTACCATTTCCTCTTAATATAGAATATGGTGTAAATCTAGAATTGCCAGTTCCTCCTAATGTTACACCTAATGGTTCAAATAAATTTTGAATATTTTTTATAAATCTAATATCGACATTATTTGAATTTTGATTTGTATATTGCAAAACTCCTGTATTACCACTTATTGTATTAATGAAAAATTTAATATGTAAATCATCTCCAATATATCTCGAATTTAATTTCCAAACTGTACCTGATAAAATACCAGATATTTCATAAAGTGCAGACTTGTTTAAAATAGTATCAGACGCTATTAATGACAACTGAAAATTAGTAATGTTCTCAAATGATAAATCTATACTATTAATATTTGTATTAATAAGAGTATTTTTATCTAATGTAATTCTTGATTGTGACACCAAAAATGTATTTTGTATTACTCTAATAGTATAATCATTTGACGTATTACTATTCTTGTATTGTATTACACCAGTATTACTTACGTTAAAATCAATCCCACTAATACCACCACTAATAACACCGCCACTAATATTATAAATATTAAATTCCCATGTATTATCTGTGTATACAGAATTGATAAAAAACATACCGCATTGATTATCAATTTCACTAGATACAAATATAATCAATTTAAATGAATCTATTATACTATTTGAATATGATAAAACTGGTATATTTGTAAAAGATAAAATTTCACTAGATATATTTATATTCAATTGACTACTACTAGATGAATTATCTATATTTGAAGTAGTTGAAAATCTAATAGATGCAAAACCTGTCGTATTTGTATTAGTATATTGTAAAAGTCCTTGACCAGAATTATTTCTTATAAAAAATTTTACACCAACTGGATTTCCTATATAACTACTAGTAATACTCCATGAATTATTACAATGCACTCCACGAATAGTATATAATGCGGCAATTTCATTATTATATTGGACATATACACTAGCAGTAAAAGCAAGAATTGATTCAGGATAGTAAAAAATAGGTATATCCTGAGGAACTAATACACTATTTGTTAAATTAAAAATATTTGTAGAAATACCACCACCACCACCACCACCACCACCACCACCACTACAACAATCTTCAAATAAAGTATCTACATATTCTTTATTAACAGCATCATAATTATTAATAGGGCCTGCCACATTTTTAATATTTTGTAAATTTACATCTAAAATTCCTCCTATATAAACATCTTTATCAAAACTTGCACCTCCTAAAGTAGTAAAACTACCACCTGTACCTAAACCAAGAGAATTTGATGTATTATTAATAACTATATTTGTATAATTATCTAATATTAAACTACCAATCGTACCATCTATACTACTAAATGTTAAATTATTAAATCCTTTTATAGAATTACCAGATGTATCTGCAACAATTATTTGACCTGAAGTAAAATTTCCAATAACATTACCAGTTGTAAAATTTTCAAATAAATTATTTATATAATCTTTATTTACAGCATCAGTTCCTAAAATAGGAAGCGCCACGTTAATTATACGCTTGTCATTAACATCTAATCCATCTCCAATAAAAACATTTTTATCTATAGATACACCACCATAACACACAAAAGCAGTAGGTGAAGGATTTGATATAATAAAAGGTAATGAAAGATTTAATGTATTTGTATCTGTTGTAAGGAAATCGTAACCTCTAATAGCATCTCCATTTGAATCTGCTATAATAATCTGCCCAGTTGTAAAATTACCTCCAACTTTATTAGCAACTAAATCTACATAATCTTTATTTACACCGTCAGTTCCATTTTCAGGAGTGGCGACGTTTTTAATTTTATTTCCATTAACATCCAGTATTCCACCTATATATAAATCCTTTCCAATACTTACACCACCAGCTACCGTTAATCCACCACCTGATGTAATACTTTTTGAATTTTGTGTATGATTTATAGAAATCCCCCCATTTATTACTACACTTGCAGAAGTAATATTTTCACTTTGTAAATCGTATGGTATTAGTATTTTACCATTTTTAAAAGAAACATCTTGTATTGTAACTCCATTTGTTGAATTATATTCGTTAATTGTATCTATATATAAAGTACCAGAACCTTCAATAGATCCATCTCCTTGCAATAAAGGATTTGCTGATGGAGCCAATGATAAATTTCCTTTTATAAGAAAACCTTCTAAATTTTGACCAAAACCAGATTCCATTTTAGATTGCAAATAATCTAACTATTAGATTTTAATAATATTTTTAATATCACTTTCTAACGATCAATCTATTCTCTCTGTAATATTTTTTAATTATAATATAAATATACAATTGTATTATAATTTTTTTAGATTTTAGATTTTAGATTTTAGATTTTAGATTTTAGATTTTAGATTTTAGATTTTAGATTTTAGATTTTAGATTTTAGATTTTAGATTTTAGATTTTAGATTTTAGATAGTGTCTTTTTTATATTTATAATATTGTAATTTTAAAGAATCTATATTAAAAATACTTTCACCAGTCTTTTTTATAATATTTTTATATAATGATTCATTAAAATATTCACTTGTATATTTTGTAAATACTGTATCTAAATTGTCAATTTTTATTTCGTAAAATGGAATGTTTAATTTATTCAAGTATCTTATAAAATTAGTACATTGTGTTGTTTTATTATTTATAATAACAGGGATTACTCCTAAATATAAACTTTCCCAAAATCTATGTGTATCTATTCCATTTCCGCGTACGCATAAACAGAAATGATACTTTGATAATTCCATTAAATATTCTTTATAAGGTTTCGGTGAAGATAATGTAAAACTATCTTTTTCTATTATTTTATCTAAAATACTTTTTCTATAAGGATAAGTATTTGTATTTATATTTACATAAATACTATCAACTTTATTTATTTTATATACACGTGACATTATACTATATAATTCTAATACATTTCCATGTTTCCACATAGAATTTGCTATACCAATAGGTAATAATGTTATTTTATCTGTATCTATACTTAAATCTACATTTTGTGTATAAATTTTTTCAATAATATTAGAATCTACTAATTTTTTATAATCTACTGTAAATGAGTGATCAGAATTATGAATATAAAGTACATATTTAAATTGATTATTTAAAAAAGGCAAAATAGAATGAATAAATTGTTGAACTATATGAGTATATAAAAATATTTTGACAACATTTGTTTTATTTTTTTTACAATGATCAGAAAAATAAGTATTTAATAAATTCATTTTAACATTGTTAAAATCCTTTATTATAATAATTTCTTTTGAAAATTTATCTAAATTTTTGTGAAATTTATAACTTATAGGTGTTGTTAATACAAAATCACATAAACTTGTAATACGATCACCAGTAATAATATCATTGTAATTTATATCAAAAACACTTGAAAATTGATATAGTTGTTTACTATGAATATGTAAATTTGCAATTTGATGTAAAGTAGTACCTTGTATTGTATTTACTTTAATAGAAATATTCAAAAAATCTAATAGTATACGTGTTTTTAAAAAAGTATAATCTTTACAATTTATTTCAGCAGTTTCATTTATAAATCCTCTAGAAGGATTGTTGTATTTTACAATGTCAGTATTTCCATTTGGTAAATTTTTATAATCTACACCTCCCAAATATTGTCCAATAGCAGCACCGTCAAATACTATTGATTTTTTAGATTCTGGAAATATAGGTAAACAATATTTATTTGGAAAAGTTCCTAAAATATTCATATCGTTAATAAATACAGGGCTTGATTTTATTGTAGTAGTTATAAATTGTGTCAATTCATCAATACTATTAGTATTAGGGAAAAACAAAATAGATGGAATAACTCTATTCTCTGAATCTTCTACCATACATATTTTTTTTATTTTATCTAATTTATTTTGCTGTAAAGTAGTACCTTTAACGAAGACGTCGTTAGACGGCAAGGTGTCTAAAATATAATTATATAAATCGTCAATAGTTTCATATAACATTACATCATTTTCTATATGAAAAACATCTTTTAAAGAAAAAAGTTTCATCAACATACCTATATAATAAAATCTTGCAGTTGTAGATATCCAAAACCCATCTCTAAATTGACCTAAATCAGAAAATCTATCACTTATTGTTTTTTTATATTCGTCAAAATTTAAATTTTGAGAAAGAGCAGTATCTAAAATAGATAATGGAATGGTTTCTATACAAGTTTTGTAATAGAATTCATTTTTACAATACAAATTATAATTGAATTTTGATACTTCTTCATGAAATGTAGATATTTCAGAATCATCCAATATAATATAAATTTTTACTTTATATTCATGTAATAAAATAGACTGGTACAAATTATCATATAAACAATCAGGTATAGGTTTTCCAATATGTATATAAACTAAATTTGACATTTATATTATATAAGATTATGATTATTATCTTTAAACATAATTAATTATTTTTTCACAAAATTATTTGAATAGAATGTTGTAAAAGGGTGCGTTTAATCTAATTTCTATTTTTAACACAATTTCCAAATTAATTGAAAAAAATAATTTTCTTTGTATATGATATAACAAAACAACAAACCCAAATTAATATGGATCAACAACAAAATAATAATAATAATCAACAAAATAATGGAAATGGAGATACTCCACCACCACCACCACCACCACCAAGTCTTCCACCAAGTCCACCACCAAGTCTTCCACCAAGTCCACCACCAAGTCCACCACCGTCACCACCGCCACCTCCACCAATTTGTCCAGGAAATATCCCTCCTTGTCCACCGGAACCAGAACCATATCCTTGCGAACCATCTTATGTAGCAATAGATGTACAATTAACACCATTAGTAAATGTTAATGTTGGAAAACCAAAGATTTGTATCGTAAATAAAGCAAGATGTACACCATGTGTTTTTTTATCCCAAATTTAAAATGTTTTTCTAAAAACTGTCATAAAACACACCATAATCAACACGTACAGCACCAAACATGTCAATGTCAACGCTACCATCACCAACACCAATCCCAACACCAAACATGTCAATGTCAACGCCACCACCACCCACACCAATCCCAACACCAATCCCAACACCAATGTCAAAACCAATGTCAAAACCAATGTCAAAACCAACACAATGAATGTAATAAATGTGAATGTAGTAGTGAATTAGCTGAATATTTTATTGATATAGAAAAAGACAAATGTGTAGACAAAAAAGAAGACAGAAAAATATACAATATAAATTTTGATGGTAATAAAAAATGCGATTTCAATTTAAATTTAGAAAAAGATAATATAATAAAGGTAAAGAAATGTAAAAGAAGTAAAAAGAAAAGTAAGAAGAGTAAAAAGAAGAGTAAAAAGAAAAGTAAAAAGAAAAGTAAGAAGAGTAAAAAGAAGAGTAAAAAGAAGAGTAAGAAAAAGAGTAAGAAAAAAAGTAAAAGAAGTAAAAAGAAAAGTAAATGTAAAAAATATAAAACAATATATTACAAATAACAAGTTACAAATCACAAGTTACAAATCGTACATAAAATCTATTTTAAACGTTTTTTTATTAAAGATATATAAAAAAAAAATTTATTGTATAACAGTAGAAACACAGAAATGTTTATTATTTTAAAAAAGTCAAATGAAAAAGATGAAATCTTAAATATTTTTTATGGGCAAGATGAACATTTAACATCTATACGTTCATGGATAAAAGAATATATAGAAGAAGATATCAACAACAGAAGATCTAATGAAACAGAAGAAGAAAAAAAGCAATTTAAAGAAATAGTTTACGAAATCAATGATGGACATCAAGATTTCGAATTAATTAAAAGGACAAAAGCTGTTAAAAAAGGATATGTATACAATGTATCTGAAAAGATTGCGAATGTAATTTATTCAATAAATATTATAGAATGTAATAGCAATAAGATTATATTTTTAGAAAATTCAAAATATTTTAACAACATTAATAGAGAGATAAACGATAGAGTATTAAAACATTTAGATAAAGAATCATTATATCAAGTATTACAAAAAATACAAACTGGTATTTGTACTAAAAAACAATGGAATACAACTGAATACAATGGATTAGTTTCCGAAACAATAAAGTCTTTTAAAAAAGACATGTATAGTTCTATAGCAAAAAAAATGAAACGTTTTGGTAAAAAAAATTTTTCACAAACTCCAACTACAACAACACTTTCTAAGATTCCAATTGAATTTTCTAATAGAAACCAATTTTGTAAATTAGAATCTCTTTCCGAAAAAACGTACGAATAATTTTTAATCATTTTCATCAGAATGTTGTAAAAATCTATTGTATTCGTAACGCATTTTGTGTTCGTTTAAACGTTTTAATTCAATTGAATTTATTTTTTCTAAATCATTATCGCTAATATCCCCGTTAATTTTATAAATATGGTGTATATCTGATAAATTATTAGTAACGTTTTTTATCATATTTTCATTTAAAAGAGACATGTTGTAATTTCTTTCATCTTTATTTCTTTCATCTTTATCATAATTATTATTTTTACTATTGATATCGTAACTATTACTTTCATTATTAGTATCGTTATTATTGTCATTATTTCTTTTATGATTAACTTGATAAGATTGTTCTGTAACAATTTCTATTTTATTAAAACGATCTTCTACGCTTTGTATATTGTACTTTCTAAATGTTTTTTTAAATTTGTACAATACAAAATTATTTATATCTGGATTATTTATTACCAATGAATCATATTTTTTTAAACATTCTGAAATATATTTTGTAGCATTTTTCCTCTCTCTTCTAAAACGGCACATTTGTTGTTGAATATCGTGATATAATTTACTAAATTCATTTGCTGCATTTATATGTTTTATATTTAATATTTCAGAATTTAAAAAATTTTGTAAAAGAGAAATAACTGAAAGAGAATATGTTATAGTTTTTCGTACTATTATAATATTTTCATTGGAAGCATCATCTTTTACAAATGTTTCTGCAGTTAAAAAGCTAGTAAAAATAATAGATAATAAATTTATCAAAATATTTATATATTTGTAATAAATGGCACATTTTTCATGCATCCATTTATAAGTTGCACAATTTTCACCTATAGAAATAATTATTTTTTCATTATTATCATTCCATCCATTATTTAGATTGATCAAATCAAGTTTTTGTAAAATGTTATTGCAATTATCAGAAGAAGTATCCTTTATTGGAGTTATTTTATCTCTTTCTTCTCTAATTTCTTCTCTAATTTCTTCTCTAATTTCTTCTATAATTTCATCATCGATCGATGTCATTAATTTAAAAATATAATTATATTTTTAAATTGGTTTTTATGTGTTTATAATCCTTTTGTATTATTTTACATTGATTCATAGTACTGTATAAAAAAAACTAAATTTAATTTCTTTAGGAAATATATATAATGAAGATTCAAAAAAGGGATGGGAATTTAGAACAATTATCTTTTGATAAAATTATTTATCGTTTGAAAAAGTTATGTAACGACCGAACTTTAGGAGTTTTAACCAGTATTGACCCAGATGTTATTGCTCAAAGAGTTGTATCTAGTATTTACGATGGTGTAACTTCATGTGAATTGGATGAAGAAGCTGCAAGAATAGCAATAGCTATGACTGAAAATCCCGAATATCAAAAATTAGCTTCTAGAATTGTTATTAGTAATACTCATAAAAGTACAATTGAATGTTTTAGTGAAGTAATGGAGTGTTTATATAATAATACAGATAGTTTAGACAAACATGCACCTATTTTAGCAGATGACATTATTGAAATTGTTAGAAAACATAAAAATACTATTAATTTTGCAATTGATTATAATAGAGATTATCTTTTTGATTATTTTGGTTATAAAACACTTGAAAAAAGTTATCTTCAAAAAATAAAAGATAAAAAAACAGGAAAGATGCAAGTTGTAGAAAGACCACAACACCTTTATATGAGAGTTGCAATTGGAATTCATAAAGATGACATTCCATCAGCTATTACAACTTATAATCTTATTTCACAACACTATTATACACATGCTAGTCCTACTATGTTTAATGCAGGTACTAGATTAAATCAATATAGTTCTTGTTTTTTATTAGGTACTGAAGATTCTTTAGAAGGTATATTTAAAACAATTACTGATTGTGGTAAAATTTCAAAATTAGGAGGAGGTATAGGTTTACATATTACAAATATAAGAGGAAAAGGTAGTATTATAAGAGGTACTAATGGTCCTAGTGATGGTATTATACCGATGATTAAAGTATATAATGAAACTGCGAAATATATTAATCAAGGTGGTAAGCGTAAGGGAAGTTTTGCAATTTACCTTGAGCCACATCATTCTGATATTTTAGAATTTTTAGATTTAAAGAAAAACCAAGGTCATGAAGATGTTCGTGCAAGAGATCTTTTTTATGCAATGTGGGTTTCAGATTTATTTATGAAACAAGTAGAAAAAGATGGAGACTGGTATTTAATGTGTCCAGATGAATGCCCAGGATTATCAGATATATACGGAGATGATTTTGAAAAACTTTATTGGAGTTATGTTGAACAAAAACGTTACAAACGTGTTGTTAAAGCTCAAGAAGTTTGGACACGTATTTTAGATTCTCAAATTGAAACTGGAACACCATATATAGGGTATAAAGATGCAGTTAATAAGAAATGTAATCAAAAAAACTTGGGTACTATAAAATCGAGCAACTTATGTGTTGCTCCAGAAACAATGATATTGACATCAAAAGGATATTTTCCAATTGTTGATTTAAAAGACAAAAAAGTAGAAGTATGGAATGGCGAAGAATGGAGTGAAACTATTGTTAAAAAAACTGGTGAGTCTAAAGAATTGGTAAAAGTAAAATTGAGTAGTGGAAGTGATTTAGAATGTACACCATATCATAATTTTTATATAGCAAGAGGAAAACGTCCAAGTCAATATCCTAGATTAATTAAAATACAAGCAAAAGATCTTAAAAAAGGAATGAAATTAATTAAAACGAAATTCCCAATAATAGAAAAGGGGGAATCTGATTTCCCATATCCATATGAACATGGGTTATTTTCAGCAGATGGGACTTATGAACACAATTCTGAAAATTCTTCTTTGCCAAGAATTACATTATATGGCGATAAGAAAAAATTATTACCTTATATACAAACTAGAATAAAAGTATGTAAAGAAGATTCTAATAATAGAATTAATTGTAGATTACCAAAAAATATAAAACCAAAATATACTGTACCAATAAATTATGATTTAAATACAAAATTAAGATGGTTTGAAGGTTTATGTGATGGTGATGGTACAGTTTTAAAATCAGATCAATTAACAGGTATTCAAATAAGTAGTATTCATAAAGATTTTATAATTAATGTAAAATATATACTTAATACATTAGGATGTGATCCAAAAATACAATTAGCTTCTAAATCAGGGTGGCGTTTATTACCAGATGGAAAGGGTGGTAATGAATCATTTTTTTGTAAAGATTTATATAGAATTTTAATAACTTCATATGATGTTGCAAATTTATACAATATAGGATTTAGACCAAAACGTTTAATTATATCTGATATATATCCAAAAAATAATACAAGAAGATGGACAACAGTTGAAGAAGTAATATATACTAATAGGATATCTGATACATATTGTTTTACAGAATCTAAAAGAGGAATGGGTATTTTTAACGGAACTCTTACTGGACAATGTCTTGAAATAAGTTTGTATTCGGACAATAATGAGTATGCTGTTTGTAATTTAGCAAGTATTGCATTACCGAAATATGTTAAATATGATAAAGATAATAAACCATATTTTGATTTTAAACATTTACGAGAAATATCTGAATATATTATTGGTCCTATGAATAATGTTATTGATAATAATTATTATCCTGTTTTAGAAACAAAAAATAGTAATATGAGACATAGACCAATTGGAATTGGCGTTCAAGGTTTAGTAGATGTTTATGTAAAAATGCGTTTTCCATTCGAGTCAGATGAAGCTAAAAAGTTGAATAAAGAAATATTTGAAACTATTTATTATGGATGTCTTAAAGGATCTATTGAATTGGCTAAAAAAGATGGTGCATATTCTTCTTTTAAAGGAAGTCCTTTTAGTGAAGGTAAATTACAATTTGATTTAGCAAAAGAATATGATGGTATTGATTTAGACAACTATTTATCAGGACGTTGGGATTGGGAAACATTGAAAAAAGATCTTGTACAATATGGTGCAAGAAATAGTATGTTATTAGCATTAATGCCAACAGCCAGTACTGCGCAAATTATGGGAAATTCAGAGTGCTTTGAACCAGTGGATTCTTGTATTTTTAAAAGAAGAGTTCTTTCTGGAGAATACATTGTGGTTAATAAATATCTTGTAGAAGATCTTGTAAAATTAAATCTTTGGTCAAAAGAATTAAAAGATACTATTATTGCAAATGATGGTAGTATTCAAAATATTGATATTATACCAGATGACCTGAAAGCTTTATATAAAACAGTTTGGGAAATTAGTATGAAGAGTGTTATTGAACAATGTGAAAATCGTGGAGTTTTTGTAGATCAAATGCAAAGTATGAATTTATTCATGGCAAATCCTAATTATAAACGTTTAACATCTATGCATTTTTATGCTTGGAAAAATCATTTGAAAAGTGGAATGTATTATCTTCGAAGTAAATCTAGTGCAAATGCTGGTAAATTTTCTATTGATCCAGAATTGGAAAAACTTATTAAAGAAAAACAAAAAAAAGGAGAGGCTTTGAAAAAAGAAGAAGAAGAACTTGTTTTGGCCTGCAGTAGAGAAAATCCTGAAGCTTGTACGATGTGTAGTTCATAAATTAAATAGAAATCTTATTTGTTAGTTATTTGTTAGTTATTTTTTAGTTATTTGTTACACTATCGAAATTATTTTATATTATAATAATATTATAAAATGAGTGAAACAAATATCAAAGCAGATGCGAGTCAATCTGCTAATTTTTTTTCTAAATTAATGTCTCAAAATATTGCTGAAACTAAGGAAACTTTATCTGAAAACGAATCCATTAAAGAAGAAATTAAAGAAGAAGTTAAAGAAGTTAAAGAGGAAACTTTAAAAGAAAATGCGGAATTTTTACAAAAAACAAATACAACTCCTAAAAGTTTAAGTAATAATAAAATGCAAATAAGAATAGATGAAATGCAGCAAGAAATCGAACGTTATAAATATATTCAAAAAGAACAAGAGATGAAATTAAATATATTCAAAAAAACTATTTCTACATTACAATTACAATTACAAGAAAAATCTTCCCATATTTCTAGATTAGAAAATGATACTAAAAATACAAGTGATAATAATTCTAAAGGTGAAGTAGTAAATAATTTAACAATACAATTAAAAGAAAAAAGAGATATTATTTTTTCTTTAGAAAAAGAAATAGAAAGTATTCAAAATGAATTAGAACAATTAAAAACTAATTTACAACTACATTTAAATGATAAACAAAGTATATCAAATAAATATTTAGAAATGCGTCAAGAACATCAAATATTAGATAATGATTGTCAAAGACAAAAAGAAGAATTAAATTTAAAAATAGAAATGCTTTCAGCAAGTGAAAATAAATTACAATTAGAACAAAATTTAAAAAATAGTTTACAAAAGGAATTGGATTTATTAAAATCACAAACTTCAGAATATATGAAAGATATTAAAAATATTACATTTGAAAAAGATAATGAAATATTGTCTCTTATTAAAAAAATAAAAACATTAGAAGAAAATAATGAAAATGAAAATAAATTAGAAATAAATAAAGTAATAAATAAAATTCCAGAAACAATGGTTTTAGGAAGAGCAAGAGGAATTAATACAAATTTAAAAAGAGGAATGTATCCAACTACTGGACCTGGATTTCGTCCAAGTTAATCAAAAAAATGATCCTCTTCTTTATCTATTTTTTTTTTTAAATACATTTTATTTAATTTTGGTATTCTAATATGTTTTATTTCTTCTTCGTCTTTAATAATAGGATTTATTTTATTTGATTCAGATGATAATTGTTTAAAATCATCAGAACATATATATTTTAAATTTTTATCATTGTTTTTAATTTGATTATTGTTTTCACCATCGCCATCACCATTACCATTATTATAATTACTTGTACTTTTTGTAGAAGTAGTATCTTCTTTATTAAAATTATATTCAACTATTTCTTTTTCTATAATAATAGAATCTTGTTTATTTTCTAAATAATCAGTAATCTTTTTAATAGGAATCATGTTATAAAAAGAAGTTTGTAAATTTTCTTTTAATGTTTGTAAAGATATATCGTAAATAGATTTAGGATTTTCATAAAAAATTCTTGCTATTTTTTTTAAACATTTATAATAAATCGTTTTCATTTTAGGAAACTCGTATGTTGATAAAAAATTTTCAGTGTAAATTCTTGATTTATTTATCATTGTTTGCGTTGACAATAATATGATTTTTTTTATCATATTTTCAAATTCGATTTCGCTTATATTATAATGTCTATTACACCAAGAAATAAAATTCAAATACTCTACAGTTATAGTTTTATCTGACCATTTTGCTAATTTGTATAATTTTTTTTGAAAATGTTGATATACTAATTTATTATTTCCATATTCTTCTTTTTTTTTTTCAAAAATACGTTTTACATATTTATATAAACCTTTTGTTAAGATTTCATATAATTTTTCCTCTAATTTTTTTTTTATAGAGATATTTTCTTGAATCATATAAAACCTTCTATATATAGTGACTTTATTTTTTTTATTTTTATTTTATGCGAAAGGAATTAAAATATAATATAAGTAATATAAGTAATAAAAATACTAAGATAATATGAATTTTCATATATTTGTCGCTATAATTACATGTGTGTTTTATATTTTTTTAAGAATTTATAAATCTGAAATAATATCTAAAAATACAGATAATAAAAATAAAAAATCAAGTAATCTCTTATATGTGTTATTTTTACCTGCGATTCTTTATTTAACAAATTTTATGTTTTATAAACAAAATAATTTAATCGGAGAAATTAAAAGAGATATTGATATTAAAGTTGTAGAAGGAGGTGGAATGAATGATATTAATATTTCTGAAGATTTGTTATCTATTCCTTATCCAGAATCTTCTTTTAGATCGTCAAATTTAAATTAAACTAAGCTTTTTAAGAAAAAGCTTTACCAAAAAATATAAAAGTTTAATCAAAAAATAAAGCAAGCCTTTAAGAAACATCCCCAATTTTATATTTTTTTGGTAAAGCTTTTTCTTAAAAAGCTTAGTTTATTTTTTTTGGTAAAGCTTTTTCTTAAAAAGCTTAGTTTATTTTTTTTGGTAAAGCTTTTTCTTAAAAAGCTTAGTTTATTTTTTTTGGTAAAGCTTTTTCTTAAAAAGCTTAGTTTATTTTTTTTCTATCATTTTTTTTTCTATCATTTTTTTTTCTATCATTATAATAAGATGTCTGATACTTATTATAAAGATGATATTAGTAATATATTAAACAAAGAAGAATTTGTAAATAATAGTTCAGATAAGAAAAAAAATTTTTTACATCAAGAACCTTCTCAAATATTATTACGTAATTATATATCTAAAGTAACTCCTTATGAAAATATACTTATTTATCATGACGTAGGAGTAGGCAAATGTCATGAAAAAGATGCTTTAATTTTAATGTATGATGGAACTATTAAAAAGGTGCAGGATATTACAATAGGGGAATATCTTATGGGAGATGACTCTAATCCAAGAAAGGTATTATCTTTAGCAAGAGGTACAGATATGATGTATGATATAATACCTACAAAAGGTGATAAATACACTGTTAATAAAGAACATATATTATGTTTAAAAGTATCAGGGTTCCCTCGATTTTCATATTCTTTACCCAATAATAACTATAATATTCAATGGGTAGAAGATAATAAATATCATTCAAAAACATTTACACATAATACAAAAAATAAAAATGAAAAGAAAGAACAAGCAGATAACTTTTTTAAATCAATAAAAAATGAACAAATATTAGAAATAAGTGTAAAAGATTATTTAAATCTTTCTAATACAAAAAAAGAAAATTTAAAAGGTTATAGATCAGGTGTAAATTTTGATTATGTACAAGTCCCATTTGATCCATATATTATTGGTTATTGGTTAGGTGATGGTACTACAAGAGAGTCTTCTATTACAACACAAGATTCTACAGTTTTATATTATATGCATCAAAATTTATCAAAATCAAATTTGTATTTATCAAAACGACAAAGTAGTTATACGTACGGTATTACTGGAAATGGAAAGTATAATGGAAATATATTTTTAACAACTCTTAAAAATTTAAATTTAATAAATAATAAACATATTCCTGATATTTATAAATGTAACGATAGAAAAATACGTTTGCAAATTTTAGCTGGTATTTTAGATGCTGATGGTCACTATATTCATAATTCATTTGAACTTACACAATCTATAAAACATGAAAAATTAATTGATGATATTATATACCTGGTGAGATCATTAGGATTTGCTTGTTATAAAAAGAAAAAAAATACATCTTGGACATATAAAGGAGTTAAAAAAACTGCAGAAGCTTGGAGAATAATTATATCTGGAAAAGGAATTGAAGATATACCAACTGTAATTCCACGTAAAAAAGCTACTATTAGAAAACAAATAAAAGATGTACTTGTTACAGGTATTACAGTTAAACCTGTAGGTATAAATGATTATTATGGATTTACATTAAATGGAAATTGTAGATATTTAATGGGGGATTTTACGGTTACACATAACACTTGCTCATCTATTACCATAGCTGAAGGTTTTAAAGAATATATTAATAATATGGGTAAAAGAGTTTTCGTATTAGTTAAAAATAAAAATATACAAAATAATTTTATAGATGAATTGTTAAGTAAATGTACAGGTGATGATTATATTGATGAAACAGAATTAAAAAAAGTAGAAGGTTCTAGATTAGCTAAAAGTATTGCAGAAGAAAATAATAAAGATATTATGAAAAGAGCTAGAAGTTCTATTTTAGAAAATTATCAATTTTCAACTTATGGTACTTTTGTAAATAGAGTTTTAGGATCAAAAATATATGAAAAAGATGATTTGGGACAATCTACTAAAAAATTACAACGTGATTCTGAAGGTAATGTTAGAAGAAAAATAACACGTGATCAAATAAAGTCATTAAATAATACTGTAATTATTGTAGATGAAGCTCATAATATTATTGGAAATGATGCATATGATGCCTTATTTAAAATATTATCTAATTCTTATAATTATAAAATTATTCTTTTAACAGCAACTCCAATGACAGATAATCCATCTGCTATTTTTGAATTGTCTAATTTATTAAATATAAAAAATCAATCGTTACAATTACCTATTAGGAAAAAATTATTTGAAAAAGATGTTTCTGGTAATTCTTTTTTAATAAAAGAATCATCCAAAAACCTTTATAAAAATGGTTTAAAGGGTGGCGTTATTCGTATTACAGAAAGCGGTTTAGATGCTATTAAAAAATCTATTATTGGTAAAGTATCTTATTTAAAAGCGAATACTAAAACAAACCCTAGAACTATAGTAATGGGAGATCCTGTTTATGAAAAAAGTTACTTTAATATTGTATTTTGCGAAATGTCTGATTATCAATATTCTATTTATAAAGATGCATTAAATACTGATACAAAAACTTATACTTCTATTGATTTCTCAAATTCTATTTCAAATATTCAACAAGAAGAAAATTTATTAGAAGAAGAATCTATTTCTAAAACAAATTCTTTATATAAAAATAGTAGCGATGCTTCTACTATAGTATATCCTGAAGAAACTTATGGAAAGGTAGGGTTTCAAAAATTTTTAATGGCGCAAAAATATAAAACAAATATTTTAACAAAAGATTTATCTAAATATTCTTGTAAATTATATAGTTTGTTAGAAAATATAAATAAAAGAGAAAAAGATGGTAAAGTGTTTATTTATTCAAATTATGTTGATTTTGGTGGAACAACATTAATTAAAACATTACTTTTAGAAAATAAATATTATGAATATCCAAGTAGAAAAGAATATAGATCATTTGTTGTTTTTGATGGAAAAACTTCTATTAATGATAGAGAGCGATTTAAACGTATTTTTAATAGTCCAGAAAATAAAAATGGTAAATTAATACGAATTATTATAGGATCACCTATGATATCTGAAGGTATTACATTAAAAGAAGTACGTCAAGTACATATTTTAGAACCATCTTGGAATATGAGTAGTATTAATCAAATTATAGGAAGAGCTGTTAGAAATTATTCACATCACCTATTAGAACCACAAGAAAGAAATGTTGAAATATACAAATATGCATCCGTTTACAAAAATACATTTTCGATTGATAAAGAAAAATATATATTATGCGAAGAAAAGGATAAAAGTAATAAAGTTGTTGAAAGAATATTAAAAACATCTAGTTTTGATTGTTATTTTAATAAATCTAGAAATATTATTGAAAATGGAATTGCTGGAACAGCAGAATGCGACTATACAGAATGCGAATATAAATGTGATATCTTACCGAGTTTTAACGATGTTAATCAGCAAGGTACCTTTAACGAAGATGTCGTTAGACGGCAAGGTACCTTTAACGAAGATGTCGTTAGACGGCAAGGTACCTTTAACGAAGATGTCGTTAGACGGCAAGGTACCTTACCTGTAGATAAATCAACTTATAATTTATATGTTCCATTTTTTGATCAATACGATATTAAATTTATAATAAATAAAATTCAAGAATTATTTAAAAAAGATTTTATCTGGAGTTTAGATGATATTTTTAGTTTTATTCGTTCATTTGAACCACTTGTTACAGTAGAAGCCATTTATACAGCATTAAACAATATTGTACAAGAAAAAATATATTTTGTAGATAAATACAATAGAGGGGGGTTTATTATTAATAGAGGACCTTATTATATTTTTAATAGTTTTGATATCGATATTGATAGTTCAATGTATTCAAAAATGTTGGATTTTTCAATTGAAAAAAATAAATATACATTAGATAATTTTGTAAAAAAAATATTTGATGAAAAAGATGTAATAAAAACTATTACAGTAAAACCACCATCTGTATCATCAGAATTAGAAGATTCTAAATTAACACTATCAGAAATAGAATATAATGAAAATATTGATAAAATATTTAAAATATACGGTACTTATAGAAAGAGTAAAGTACCAAAAGTAGATAAATGGGAACATAAATATGGTAGAAAAGATGGAGTATTTAGAATAGTTGATACAAGAGATATTAAAGATGATAAAAAAGATGCTAGAGAAGAAATGACTGGTAAAGCTGCTACTTCTTATAAAGTAGAAGATTTAATACAAATTATACAATTTTTAGAAAAAGATGATAAAGTATGGGATAATATAAAAATAGAATTAGATTTAAAAGATAAAAAGAAATTACAAAAAGTAGATTATGCAAAAATGATTGAAACATTTTTGAAAAATAAAAATGGAATATTAAAATAATTTCAAATATAATATTATATACAAAAATACTCGTATATTTTTTTAGATAATACTTTGCCTAATTTTCTAGAAGACGGTGGTGTCGTTAGACGGCAAGGTACCTTTAACGAAGATGTCGTTAGACGGCAAGGTACCTTTAACGAAGATGTCGTTAGACGGCAAGGTACCTTTAACGAAGATGTCGTTAGACGGCAAGGTACCTTTAACGAAGATGTCGTTAGACGGCAAGGTATTTTAATATCTGAAAATAACTTTTCCTTTTCATTTTCATCTTTTATACTATTATATAAATCAATGAATAATTTTATATTAGTAACCTTATGAGTTGTTTCTAACCATTCTATAAGTATACTAGCTATTTTTTCTGAAACTCCATTAATTAAACATAATTGATTTATAAATTTATTATTTTTAATATTCTCACCCTTTTTAATCATTTGAACATTTTTTACAACTTCTGATATTGTAAATTCATTTAGTGAAAATTTTTTATATATTGTTATAATTTTATCAAAGCTATCTAATTTATCTGTACTTTGTATTAATTTATACTTGTGCTTAAAAACAAGATTCAATAAAGCACCGTTTAATATATTTTTTGGCATTTTTTTATCATTGCCTTCTATTAAATAACATATTTTTAAAGGATCACCTATAGATTCTAGTAATCTATTTTTTTGCTCTCTAAATCTATTATCTTTAATACTACTATTTAAATCTTGTATACTTTTTCTTTCAATAACTATTTTTATAGAATTATCATCTTCTAAAGATTCTTTTATAATAAAATCCCCAACTATTAAATTTGTTATTTTAAAATGAATATCTTTGTTATTTATAGTAATTGTTTTAAGTACGTCGTTTTCAATAAATGTAAATTCTGATAATTTTTTAATAAAATCTTGCTCGCGATAATCAACTAATAAATACATTAATATATGGTTATAAAAATATAAAAAAAGTAAAACGCTGTTAATATTAGTGTGTTTTGTATTATTGTTTTTTTTATTTTTACATATGTATATGGATATGGATATTAATTTTCAACAAAAATTTATAAATATAAATTTTGATAAAATAATAAAAGAAGAATTAATAAATTATAAAGAATATATAGAACATAAAGATCAATATTATACAGAAACAAGTGTAAATTATAATAATTATAAAATATATAAAGACGAATTGGTTGATATAAACAAAACACAGTCGTTTAGTACAAAGGATAAATTCATATATACGTATATAGATGAAAATAAAAAGTCATTTTTAAAAGAGGAAATAAAAAATATTATTTTATCACAAACAAAATTGTTAGATAATTTTCAACATTACATAACTATATTAAATACAAGTATCTTTATACAACCAAAACAAAAGAGTTTTTTATCAAAATTTTTTAATTAATTTACTAAAATTACTATTACTATTACCATTACCATTAAAAATTACCATTAAAAATTACCATTAAAAATTACCATTAAAAATTACCATTAAAAATTACGATTATTTCTATACAATGGTATTTAATATAGATATTATTTGTTTTGATTTTTCTCTTTCTTTTTCTAATTTATGTTTATAATCATATAAAATTCTTAATTCTACTTTTAGTTGTTTTAATTGTCCTTCTAAATTTTCAATAGAATACTGATGATTTGTTAATAAATTTTTTGTATTTGACATAAAAGTTCCATGAAGATACATTATTTGTTCCAATTCTAATTTTGTATTACAAATAGTACATTTACGATTTTCAAAAAAATCATTATCAATAACAGGATAATCAAAAACATCTTTATAATGACATTTTACTAAACAATTAATATGAAAAATATGATTACAAGATAATATAATATAATTTTTAGAAGTTCCTTCATCTTTGCAAATTTCACATGTTACACATGTTGTATAATTTTTTTCTGCAACTTCTAAATTATTATGTATTATTTTTTCATGTATATTTACTAACTTTTTAACAACATGTTTATTTTTTTGATAAATATCATTACTTTCATTGCTTTCATCGCTTAAAAGACTTGTTCTATTACTTGTCTCGCTATTATTATCAAGTAAATGCTGCATAGTACTAAATAAAAATAATTCTGTAGATTATTATTTTTGTTTTTAAAAATTCATTTTTTTCTATTTGTGAAGTTTCATAAAGTTTCATACTGAATTTTTGATAATATAGAGGTTGATAATAATATACCACAATAAGGTTCTGGTTTTTCATTGTAATCTATATATTTATATATACCTAACTTTATAGATTCAACCACTAAAAATTTAAAAATATTTCTAAATTCATTACCATGTCCCTGTATAGGATAACCGTTTTCATCATAATTACAAAAATGAGCTAATTCATGTAAAACAACATACATTAATAAATTAATATCATATAAATTTTCATATTCGTCTCTTGTTCTTAAACAAATATGCATTTCTTTTTTATCAATCGTATAAGTTGTATATCTCTTATCTATTGCCGCTTCAGATAATATAGTAGGATTATAATTTTCTATTAGTTTTGTAACAAAATGTTTTTTAGATAAATCAACAGTATAATTTTTATTCAAGTGTTTTATTAATTTTTCTACTCTCTTATTAATTTCTCCAAGAATATTTGCAGATTTTTTTAAATAATATTTAGATTTTTTATTACCACTTCTAATTAAATACTTGTTATTATCTATATCTGATTCTATGTATAAAGATTCTTTATAAATTGTAAATGTAGTTGATAAAAAATACGCACATAAAATAATTGCTATTATAAATATATAATTATACATCTCTTATTTAATAACCAATATATTAATTTTTAAAATAAATTAATATAAAAAGTAAAAATACTTATATAGTACTTGGTGGTTTGTAATCCATGGCAGCTTTGCAAACTGGACAAAATTTGCAATTTGGTTGTTTTGCACAATCAGCGAAATCTTTTTGTAAATTTTCAGCATTTCTTTGTAAGTAAATTCTAAAATCTTGAGGTGTCATTTTTGGAGCATATTTATTACGTAAAAAATTATATAATGAACATGATGGTTCATATGATGTAAATTCGCGGCCATCTGCCATAGCATATTTCATTTTATTTATAATATATACATTTATTAAATAAAAAAATATTTTAAATAAAAACAAATGTTCTATTAAATAATATTTATTCCATCAAAAATTGATCGTAATTTACGTTAGATGATAAATAATTTATATCGTATAATTTACTTTCTCCACTATCATTTTCAATGTTTGTTTTATCATCTTCTTTTACTTGTTGAAGCTGAATATCATCTTCTTTTACTTGTAGTTGTACTTGTTGCACTTGTACTTGTTGAACTTGCGCTTGGACTTGTGGTTGTTGAACTTGTAGTTGCGCTTGTACTTGTGGTTGTTGTTGAGTTGTTGGTTGTTGTTGAGATTGTGGTTGTGGTTGTACAGACATATTTTCTGTGTTCATAGTGTTAAATAAAGAAGATAGTATATCAGGTGTTAATAGTGAAATATTATTTCTAGTAGTACCTCTACCGTCTTCGATGTTAATCGGTAAGGTAGGAAGAAATGCAGTACCTTCCCGTCTAACGGTAGCTGTTATAGGTGTTGATATAGTTCTATGTACAGTTCTAATAGGATTGAAAAGTCTTCTTTGTTGAACTTGATGTTGAACTTGATGTTGAACTTGAGCTTGCTCTTGAGATGTAGGATTTTGTTTATAAATATGATCATTTATTTGTTCTAACTCTTTATCTAAAATCTTAAAGGTTTTTGAAATATCATTTTTATAATATTCAAAATCTTTTAATCTTGATTTCATTTTTTGATTTTCCGTATAAGCATCATCAAATTTTTTATGTAAAGAAAGAAATTCCTTTTCAGAATCTTGTAATTTATTGTAATAATAAAATATCATCAACCCCAATATTACACAAAGTACAGTTGAGCTTGACAAGTTACCGAACATTAAATAATATTTTAAAATAAAATATATGTTCTTTTTTGACGCAATTTAAAAAAAGTCTATTACTAAAATGAAACGAATTTGTTTATAATTAATATAAATTTTAATTGTTTAAAACAATGACGAATTACATTATTAGCTTAAAAGAACCTATACAAAAAATGGAATATCTTCAATCGCAAGGAATAAATACAACTTGGATAGAGGGTATAAATGGAAAAGAGGTTGATAAAAACTATGTAAAAAATCATTTTGTAAATTTTTATTCTAATTTCGGACCATCTGGATCTATAGGATGTTCATTATCGCACTTAAAAACATGGAAAACTTTTCTTGAATCTGGAAAAGATTATTGTATTATATTTGAAGATGATGTCGTTTTAAAAAAAAATTTTACAAAACGTTTTAAACGTGCCTTAAAATATACACCAAATGATTATGATATATTATACCTTGGTAATTTTGGTGGTACTAAAAATAAAAATTTTTTTACTATAATGTTTGATTTTTTACAAATATCTAGCGAATATCGTCAAATTAATAAATATATTGCTAAACCCAAAGTTGCACTTGGAGCTCATGCATATGTTCTTTCAAAAAAAGGTGCTGAAAAATTAATTAGATTATTAGATAAAAATATTGATAATCATATAGATTATTGTATACAGAATTTAGTATCTAAAAATTTAATTACTACTTATACTGTAACTCCAAGATTAGCATATCAAACATCTACTGATACAACAAATTCCTTAAATGTATCAAATTCTCATCCATTTATAATAACAGATATACTTTCAAATTTCTATTTAGATAAAATGGTAAGAGCTAGTTATATTTCTACAGTCTCATTGTTACAAATACCTTCTACTTTAAATAAATATAAATTATATATAACACCTACCACTCTATTTTTTTTAATAATAAGTTTTATATTAACATTTCTTGAAATCTCATTAGAAAAAATATTGTTATCTTATATAATTTTAAGCTTGCCAGATATTTATCGATGCGATTTTATTTACACAGTATTTCATTTGATATTTTTAATAACAATTCCTTTAATTTTTTCTTAAATTAAACAAACTTTTTAAAAAAAAGTTTTATCAAAAATATAAACACTTTTTTAAACTTTTTAAAAAAAAGTTTTATCAAAAATATAAACACTTTTTTAAACTTTTTAAAAAAAAGTTTTATCAAAAATATAAACACTTTTTTAAACTTTTTAAAAAAAAGTTTTATCAAAAATATAAACACTTTTTTAAACTTTTTAAAAAAAAGTTTTATCAAAAATATAAACACTTTTTTAAACTTTTTAAAAAAAAGTTTTATCAAAAATATAAACACTTTTTTAAACTTTTTAAAAAAAAGTTTTATCAAAAATTTTTTGTTAAATTATTTTGTTTTATAATGAACAAATGGTGTTTTGTTATTATTTTGTTGGAAATGTCTTTTACTCGTATAATAAAAATTAGAACAAATAAAATTATTTTTCATTTCAAGTAAATCAAGATATACTTTTTTAATAACACGCTTTTTAGCTACATCATATGGTCTAATTACAGAAATACATTCTTCATATGTTAACCATCCTATATTTTGAACTTCTCCAGTTTGAATTTTATTTTTATAATCTATTTTTGGTGGTGGAATACCAACTTTCATTTTTACCAAGTAATAAATATGTCTATATTTTATATTATTTGTCCCACGAAATTCTTCATGGATAGTTGGGTAATTTTTTATAAAATCATAACAAGATTTGTCATAACCAGTTTCTTCATAAAATTCTCTTTCAGCACATGCTATATTTGTTTCTTTCATATTACGTCTACCTTTAGGAAACCCTAACTCTGCATAATCAAAAGAAGATTTTGATTTTTCTATTAATTCTTTAACATTTAATTTTTTAAACTTTTTATAAGCCAAATCATATTCATTTTTAAAACATTTAGAATCATGATTTACCCATAATTCTCCCCAAATTTCATCAAATGATTTATATAACAAATTGTTTTTTTCTTTTATAGTCATTTCATTTAAAAAAATAGGTAAAATCTTAGAACATTCACTTTCTTCTTCTGGATATTTTCCTCTAACAAAATCAGTAAATCCCATAGTGTCTTTTCTTTGAATCATCAAGAATTTTGTTTTTGGATATATATTTTTATTTACTGGTATGTATAAATTATTTTTCTCGATTGAAATTATTTCTTGTAATTTACTATTTTTATCATGCATTTCTTCCTTTTCGTTTTTTATTATTTTAAAAGCAATAATTCCAAAACTAGTAATAGGTCCAGAACAATCTTTTACAACATGACCCTTTTCCCCACAGTTTACGCAATAAATATTTTTATATTTTTTATTTTGTATAATTCCAGATTTATTATATGTATTGTATGTATTGTATATATTACATGTATTGTATGTAGATAAAAGATCTTCTTTTAAATAAATGTATTCTTCACTTGTTGTATCACTAAAATCACTATTGTAATTCTTTTCATTAATCTTAATTGTTTCTTTATTTATTTCTTTTTCATTTTTATATTTTTTTGACATAACATTAATATAAGTTAATTGTTCTTATTAAACAAAATAAATTTTAATTTTAAATTCGTTTTTTTTCTATACTATATTATATAATGTTTGATTTGTATTTATTTAATACAATAATAAATGTATTATGGTATTTATTTACTATATTATTCGTCCTTTACGAATATACAACATTTTTTAGTTATATTTACAATTTTGTTAGATTTTGTGGTAAACTTGTATCCGGTGTTTCACAAATTTATAAATATATAAATTATACTCGACCTAGTAGTATAGATATAGAATCTCAAAATTTACAAGAAGACCAAAATACAAGAAAATCTATATATACTAGATGTAAAAACTATATTACAAAAAATTACAATTATTATTATAGAAAAATATATAGTTGTGATACCTTTAACGAAGATGTCGTTAGACAACAAGGTACCACACGCATCCCATTAGTCGAAACTGATTATTCAAGTCAAATAAAACTTTCAACTCAATTAAGTCAAAGTAATCAAAGTAATAACAATTATTATGATAGTCAAGGTACCTTTAACGAAGATGTCGTTAGACGGCAAGGTACCTTTAACGAAGATGTCGTTAGACGGCAAGGTAATGAAAAAAATATAAAAGAATGCGAATTAAAATTATTTAATCAAAAAATGAAAGAATTGGAAGATTCTGAATTTAAAATCAATTCAGAATTAGAAGATTTAGAATTAAAAGAGCGTAGCTATAGCTATAATTATAGTCCCTTATCACTTGACGATAAAGATGATTTTTTATTTAATAAAAACTTCAAGACTAATTATATTATATCTAATGAATTATCTAATTCTTTTTTAAAAAAAAAGGTATCCTTTAACGAAAAAATAAACAAATATAATTCCGATTCCAGTTCTGATATAAACGATTCTGATATAAATGATTCTGATATAGATTCTAATATAGACCTTGATTCTATTTAAATAAAATTTTTATTTTAAAATTTTATTTATTTAATATATTTATAATATAATAATAAAATGCAAAATACTGATTTAGCAAATTATATATCTAAAAAAGATATAGATGCATATTTGAAAAAAGTATCAGCTTCATTACCACCTGGTCCACCTGGCCCACCTGGCCCACCTGGTCAACCAGGTAAACCTGGACAATCTGGAATGTTAGTATCATCGCTTTTATCAACACCTACACCAGCTGTTGTAACTCCATTTAATCCAGCTGCAGGTGTTATGGGTCCAGCTGGACCAGCAGGTCCAACAGGTGCTACGGGTCCAGTAGGTGCTATGGGTCCAGCTGGTCCAACAGGTGCAACAGGTGCAACAGGTCCTATCGGTCCTATCGGTCCTATCGGTCCTATCGGTAAAATCGGTCCTATCGGTCCTATCGGTCCTATCGGTCCCATCGGTCCAGCTGGTCCAGCTGGTTCTGGAGCTGGTTTTGATGGAAAAATCCCTAAACTTCAATTAGGTGATAAATGGACTTTATCAGGTGTTGGAGATGCTCATGGAAATGATGATTGGTTACGTGTATTTGGTAAAGACGGTAAAGGTTATCACGGAGGTGTTGCTATGAATAAACTTTTGGTAGGTTCATCAGAAGCAACAATTGCTGGAAGAAGTATTTTAGGTGAAATTGACGAATTAAAGAAACGACCATCTGGAGCTGGAGCTGTAACCCCATCTGATTTTGATATGTTTAGTAATGGTAACAGTGCTGTATTTTCAAAGGGGTGGCAGGTTGGCGGAGATGCACCTTGGGACCCATCTATTCGTGGTCCTGGCCGTACTGGATTTGCTCATACTGAAAACAAAGATGGTCTTGGAGCTGATTGGGATGATGCAATTACTACCAATAGAACTGCGGATATTGCAGTTCCGGCTGGTATGAAATCAGGTTTCTTATTCCATTTACCATGGAGTAGTTGTAGACATTTTGATATCTGGGGTGTTTTAGCTAATGGCCAAGAAGTATTCATTAGACGTGTTAATGCATATCAAAATGTTAGAAATGAACAAAAGGATGGATTCCACGATGGTGCTGCTGTTGTCCCAATTACTCGTGTCGATAGATTTAAGATAATTCGTATTAAAGGTGTAAGAGGACGTATTCATTATATGGGTACTGGTTGGACTAAAAATGTTCTTGATTCATATGCCTCTGGTGCAGATTCTGGATTTGTTTCTGCACAAAATATTATGGGTTCAGCAATTGCTATTGGTGATATTCCAGCTCCACAAGATTGGACAGGTGCTAATTTTAGACGTCGAGATGGGCGATGGACTCATTTTGATTGGAAGGATGACCAAAAGAATTATATTCGTGGAGATACAATGCAAGATGGTAATTTTAATATTCAATCAGGAAAAGCATTAACAATTAGAGATCAATATCATGGATTAAGTTTTGCAGATGATATGGATGGTCCAGCATTATATGGTTATGGAGGTGGTAAATTAAGAGTGGCAGGAACTGCTAGAGGAGAAGCAGCAGTTGATTCTCTTAAATGGAATAGAGATGGTGTAATTGTATCTAAAAATATTAATTTAAGTGATAAAAATTCAAAAATTTGTATAGGACCTAGATGGTGTATTGTCGCTGAAGGACCTAATGGAGAAAATTTAATATTTAGAGATACATTAGCTAAAAAAGATAGTAGATATTATATGGCACCTGATAAATATATGGATTTATAAATTTGTTAATTTTATAAAAATGTTAAATGATAATTTGTTAATTTTATAAAAATGTTAAATGATAATTTGTTAATTTTATAAATTTTTATAAAAATGTTAATTTTATAAAAATAATAAACATTATTCTTCGTCCTCAATATCATCTTCTATTTGAGGACCTTTTAAATAATATGAATTTAATTTAAGAATTCTCTTTTTAGGATCCATTTTCATTTCGCAACACAATGAGTTTTCTAATTGTGTAATAAAACTTGATAATTTTTTAAAGTGCCCTCTTAAACCATAATCTTTAATAAAAATTTCTTTTAGTTCTTCTTTAGTAATAAATTCCTTTGGTGTTCCTTGAACAATATTTTCATCTATAAATTGTTTTATAATATTATTATCCATTTCAAATTTCTTAGTAACACGTATAACAGATTCTGGTGGTTTTAATCCATCTTGACGGTAAAGTTTATAATATTCTAATAAAATATTCATAAATATACAATGATAATCTTCTAATTTCGATTTTAATTCTTTATCAATTTTAAACTCGTAAATCCCCTTTTTTCTATTTTCTGGATCTGGATTTTCTACAAAACGTGAAACAAATTCTGTTATTTTTAAACGTCTTATTGTTCCTCCATCTGTATCAGATAATCCAGGTTGTTTATTCGTTGCTAAAAATAACTTTGCCATTGGTTTAAATTCAATTTGTGAACTATTTAATTCTCTTGTAGAAATACGATCACCACCTGTTAAACTTTTCATAATATCTACTTGAATTTGATCTGTTGCAGCTGGTTCTTGCATTATAACACATCTTTTATTTCGAATACTAGCCAATGCACTATTTGCACTACTTGCATTTTCTCTTTTACCTGTTATTAATGAAACTGGACTTATACAAGCATAATCTCCTAATGATTTTAAATGAAGATCCATAATAGTACTTTTTCCATTACCACCAGATGCATTTTTACCACTCCATACATAAAAATTTTCATCTCTATTATGACCATCTAAACAACTTGCTAAACTTTTTAATGTAAAATCACGCACTTCAGGTTCTGGTAAAATTTTACAAACAAGATCCATTAGTTCAATATACAAGGGATGCTTTTTAGAATATTCTATATATTCATATCCAGTCGATAAAGATATATAATCAGAGCTTCTTCCCTTTCTAAATTCCATTATTTTTAAATCGTATACTCCATTGTCAAAACCTAATAAATCTTTATCTTGATCAATAATTTTATTGAAATTAGGATTATAAAATTCAAGTTCTAAGCAATTTAGTTTTAATCCACTTCCTAAACGTTGTAAAATATTATGATAATTTTTTATTATTTCTTCACTTGCACTTTCTCGTATTAATTGACGTCTATATTTTTCTATTTTTGTAAAAACTTCATTAATTGTTAAAACACGAAGATTATAACTTTTATTTTCCTTTTTCCATCTAATTCCATTGAAATAATACCATTCGTTTTTCTCTGGTGAACTACAAACAAAATTCTCACCATATAACCTATAAATCAATTTGCTTAAAATATTATCAAAAGGACGTAAAAATTTGATATCATGATTGGGTATTTCTTTTGACAATTCATTAAATTCTTCCTGGTTATCTATTTTTGCTAAATAAATTAAATTGTTAATGGTATATATATAGTCACTATTTTGAAATGAATCCCAGGCAACATTTGCATCAGATTCATTATAATTTTCCCATTTAGAACTAAAATAATGCCATAAATCTATATAATCTCTATTAATAGATGACAATATATAGCCAATATTTAACCATTTACTTCTATCTGACCATCTTTCTGGATCAAGAATATCAAGATATTTCCTTACAACTTCTTTATCTGAATAAATATCTTCGTCATTATTCATTAAATGAACTTTTTTTGAATTGTCCTTTTTACGCTCTGATTTATAATTAAAAAGTATACTATCAGGTTCAATATTTGTAATACATGTTTTTAAAAAATGCTCATAGGTTGTTTCTTCAGGAGGTATAATAGTTTCTTGTAATTCTTTTAGAAAAGTATCTGTATCTAATAAATATAATGGACGGCTTTGACCACATTTTGTAGATAATAATGTCCTAAAACAAATAGGTGCATATACTTTTGTATCAATAATTTTACTTTCAAAAAGATCACGGAATTTATGCTTTAATTGTTCTTCTAAATATACTTGAATACTTTTTGCCTTTGTAAAATGAATACCGTCAAAAATAATATGATAACTCTTTTTTTCAATATCAGGATATGATTTTAAAATATATACACCTTTTATATCTGGTAACATTTCTCTTATCGTATTAATAATATTGATTATATCAGTTTTATGTTTTATTTCTTCGTCTAATCTATTAATTCTATTTTTTATATTGCCTTCACTACTATTATCTCCCATGTCTATTTTCTTATCGTAATCTATATACAATTTCATTGGTTGATGTGCACTCCACGATTCGTAATAATGTGATTTATTGGGAGTTAAACTTTGAATTTTATTCCATATATTTCTATATGAATCTGCTATAAAAATTTTAGAAGAAGAACTATTGAGATCTCTTTGAAAAAAAGAAAGATTATTGGTTTCACAGTATTTAATACATTCTGCCTTTTGACCTTTTGAAAATTCCATCCCAATAGAATCAGACATTTTTATTACCTTTGTTACTTTAAAATAAAATAAATATAAATATCTATTTTATTTCAATTATTTATTACTTTAATTAATTTATATTATCTTGTATTTAATGTACTTTTTATATTAAATATACTTTTGTGCTTTTTATATAGATTGTATTTATAGTATTTAGATTTTTTAAGGAACGTAACATAATGCTCCGACTAGTTTTGTATGTTTAGATGCACCAGGTGGAGGACATTCGTATCTTTGAAAAGCTGTAACTTTTATACCAGGACCACCATTAGGTTCACATAAATTTCCACCGCGAAAACTATACCCTGATTTACAATGATTATAACATAATCCTGCAACGTTTGCCTTATTACCACAACTACCACCCCTATCACCTATATTTTTTGCAACACGAGCTGCTACAATTGGGTTACATCTAATGGGATCACATTTTGTTTCTAATTTTGCAATCCATGTTTGATAACAATCGTCCCATCCAGTAGTTTGACCCAAAAACTTTGTTTCTCTATTTCTAGGACCGTTACAACCCCATCTTCCCCAAGAATAATTATGATATCCATTATCTACTGTCCTACACCCACCACCACTACAATCACCACCACTACCAGGGTACCAACATGTTCCTGCTACATCATTACTACCATCTGGACAAGGATTTAAAGTTGGTATAGTACCAACGCCATTCGCATAAGTATCTAACCAACAACTTGTACCATCATCTCTCATTCCATCTGGACACCCCCTTTTACCTGGTATTTTTGGTTGTATCGCTTTACTAATACCTTCTATTGCTGATACAACACCACCAAATAATCCAGATGTAAAACGTATCATATCATCCTCTACCTTTTTAGAATCCCATAAATCTCTATATTTTTCTATTAAATTTTTATTTAAAAAAAATATTAATAAAAGCGATACTGTAATAATTAATATATATATATATAGCATATTTTACTTTATATAAATAAAAAATATATTGTTAATAATAGTTATTTTATTATTTATGGATCAACATCATCTGTAAATGCAGACTCTCGTCTATTATATTTACTATTGTTTGCTTTATTAAAAAGTTTAGGATTATCTGATATATCTACATACCCATTATCTCTAGAATTACTTCTATAAACTGTAACTTTATTATTTCCGCATGGAGGTACATTATCATCAGATAATCTTATACTTGGATACTTTAAATTAGGCTGGCCAGGCCAATTAACTGGGCCAAAAGGACTAGATATAGATGATTCATTATTAGCCTCGTTTTTACATGAAAACTTGTAATATTTATTCCATGGACGATCAGCAAATGACATCCAATATAAGTCACCGGTATTATAATCATCTCTTTGCCATAAAATATTATTATTTTTTAATTTTGGAGGAGGTACATAAGGTACGTCTATATTATCTGTAAATACAGGATCGCGTCTATTATATTTACTATTGTTTGGTTTATTGAAAAGTTTAGGATCATCCGATATATCTACATATAAACCATCTCTAGAATCACTTCTATAAACTGTAACATTACTATTTACACATGGAGATACATTATCATCAGATAATCTTATATTTGGATAATTTAAATTAGGCTGGCCAGGCCAATTAACTGGGCCAAATGGTCCTTTAATATCAGATTCACTACCTGCATTATCTTTACATGAAATCTTATAATATTTATTCCATAGACGATCGGAATATTTCATCCAGTATAAATCGCCAGTATTATAATCATCTCTTTGCCATAAAATATTATTATTTTTTAAATTAGGACTTTTTAATTTCATATCTTGATTTCTTTGTGTAATAGTACAATCGTCAACTGTAACTGGATTATTCCAATTACGATCCCAAGATTCAGCTATAGTTGGACTAGGATACCAGCGTAATTTTCTATCTTCTACTTTATAAATTGCACCACCCCCAGCCCCATTACTCACATCTCTTCCACACCTCACAGATCTATTATTATCAATAGCTTCATTTAGTTGAATAGTTGATTTGTATACCATATCATCTGCTCTTGTAACTCCAGAACAATCACTTATCATTTTTGCATTTTTCCAATTACCATCCCATGAATTTGCTATTGCTTCATTTGGATACCAGCGTAATCTTCCATTTTCTATTCTGTAAACTGCTCCTTTACCAGCACCTCCAGGAACATCAGTATTACATTTAATAGATTGATTATTTGAATTTTGTATTTGTTTTCTACCTTGTACTTCTGGAAGATCTCTATAACATAAAGCTAATTTTAAATTTACATAGTCTGAATTACCAGGTGGAGGGCATTCGTATCTATCAAAAGCTGTGACTTTTATACCAGGGCCTTCGTTTGGTTCGCATAAACAACATCCAACAGCTTTGTAACCTGGTTTGCATTTTGGATAACAAAGTGCACCATATTTATCTTCGTCATCATTGCATTGTAATCTATCTACACCATATTTCATTACACCAAATGAATTTGCTCCATTTGCCCAGCATTTTTCATGTGCTCTACCAAAATAACCATCTGGACAAGCTCTAAAACACATACCTGCTTCTATATGTCTATTCCAACTACACCCATCTGATTTATCCCAACTTTTACCCCAAGGTTCAGCATCATTTCTACCATCTTCTCTATCTGTTTGATCAGCATAACAATCTTTAGCCCAATTTTCTTTAGATCTAGGTGGACAAGGTCCATAGTCCATTGCTCTACCTGCTCCTCTTCCATAAGTATCTAACCAACAACTTGTACCATCATCTCTATAACGTGAATCCCAGTTAGAACAAGGTTTTTTACCAGGTATTTTAGTATCAAATCCTAAAACAACAGCTTCCGCTGCTGACTTTATACCACCAAATAATCCAGATGTAAAACGTATCATATCATCCTCTACCTTTTTAGAATCCCATAAATCTGTATATTTTTCCATAATAATACTTGATAATGTATTTTTATTTAATACAAAAAGTAAAATAAATACTACAATAATATAAATATATATATACATATTTAATACTTATATATATATAATAAAATAATTATTTATATTATAATATTTATTTTATTATTTGCGTTAACCATTGTTGTCTTGTTGTCTTGTTGTCTTGTTGTCTTGTTGTCTTGTTGTCTTGTTGTCTTTTATATCCTGACGTGATTTATTTAGCAATGTATTTGTTTCGATTTTAAAATAATACATGTGAAAAATTTTCTTTATGATGATTTGAATAAGGTTCAATTGAATAAGATTCATCCTTGTATTGTTCTACGTTTTCATAATTCTCATAATTTTTACTTTTCATATTTGATGGTGAAGCTGGTGTTATAACACTTGGATTAAATTTTTCTTTTGTTTGTGATAAAGTTACGGCTTGTGAAACGGCTTGTGAAACTTCTTCTCTTGAAGGAAAAAGGAAATATAATGCTGTAAAACTTGCTAATAATAAAAGTAATATATAATATTGAGCGGCAAATTCTTTTACAACTGATCTTATAGTGGAAGTAAAATACACGAATATTAAATATAAAAATGTAACTACGACAAAATTAACCTTTACTGTTTTTTGAATTTTTAATGGTATAAGTTTATCAACCATGTTTGTAAAAGCGTAAAATCCTATATAAAATACATTTTTTATTATAAACATTCCTGTAGCATACAAAGTATCGGATAATGTATTAAATAATTTATTTATTTTTTCTAAAATTAATGTTACTAGATTTCCCATTTCTTTCATCGCTAAATCTATAAAATCAAAAATTTTCTTTTTAATTTGTGTAATGATATCGAAAACAGGGTTGAGTACCTTTTCGTAAATAATATTAATTGCTTGTTCTATAACAATATACCCCCTTTCTGTTATTAGTGTCGTTATTTTATTAAAGAATCCTGCATTTATATATGTATTAAAAAATAATGTAAAAGAAGCTACTAAAGAAGTTGCTAATGTAGTTAAACTAGTAATAGCGTTGTTAATCGGTGTCATTGCATCGTCATAAATTTTTCTAATACCTCTAGTTGCTACATCATAAGCACCATTCATACCATTTTTAATATCTTCTTGAATTCTATCAAGACTTACCTCTCTAATAACTTCAGGATCATTTATTACTGGACGAGGAATTGTTATATTATCAATAACTTTAGGATCTTTAATTTCTGGTTGTGGAATAGTTATTCTACCAATATTTATACCAGGAATAGCCGCTGGATCATTGATAGGTGGTTTAGGAATACTAATTGGTGGAATAGGAGGTATACTTAAACCATTAAAAGATACTTTATTAGCTTTTGGTAAATTACCAAATGGTGTCCATTCAGGTATAATTTGTGTTTCAGGTATAATTTGTGTTGCAGGTGTAGATCCTAAAGCTCCAAAATTTAACCCAGGAAAATTAATTCTTGGTATTTTTACAGCAGGGACTTTGACATCAATAACTTTATTAACTCCTCCTACAACATCATTTACAACATTTACAATTGGATTTATTGCAGTGTTAAGTCCTGTTGAAATACCAGATGTTGCAGTGTTAAGACCACTAACAGTTTTATTTACACTATCGTTAATACCGTCAATAGTACCATGTACTGCAGTTCTAGTTACACCTACAGTACCTTTTGCAATATTATTCATAACACCAACAGTTGCATTTACACCTGTATTAAGAGGATTTATTATACCATCATTAACTGCAGTTTGAATACCACCTACAACTTTTTCTATAGATTCTCTAGTAATTTTAGCACCTCCTTTTGCAAAATCATTAAGAAAACCTATAATTTTATTTACAGCATCTTCAATTCCAACTACAATTTTTTCTATAGATTCTCTAGTAATTTTAGCACCTCCCTTTGCAAAACCATTAAGAAAACCTATAATTTGATTAATAAATGCTTCTAATGATTTAGGTAATTTTGCTATTGGTGCTATTATATTATTACCTAAATTTGTAAAAACACCTGTTACTTTTGAAGTAACATCATTTATAGATGTTGTAATAATTTCTTTAAATTTAATTAGTTGTGTAATTACAGTTGATATAGGAGTAATAATATTAGAAGATATAAAATCAACTATTGGTTTAATAACAATATCGTACAATTGATTATAATTTTTGATAACAACATCTTTTATAGTACTAAAGGTATTAGATATAAATTGTCCAACTTTTTCTGATAAATTTAAAATATCATTTTTTAAAGTTTTTACTAATGCAGAAATTTTTTCTACAATATTTGTCAAAGCATTTTTTATAGTTTCAGGAATATCGGCAGTAAATTGTTTAAAAACAGCTCTAGAAATAATAGTTATTTTTTCAAATTCCTTTCCTAGACCTACTGCACCAGTATCAATTGATGTTGAAATTTTACATAAATCAGAATCTTTAGAAGTATCTGTTACACATCTAAAAATGTATTTTGAAAATCCTTCAGGAGATTCGCAACCATAACATATAAGTGGTAATTTATATCTATAAACAATAATTGAAATAATAGTTACTACAACAATTACTAATATGATTCTTAACGTCCAATAATTTCTATCTAATTTACTATCAAATTTATCTTTTAATTCAACCACTTTCATTAATTTTTCTTCAATGTTTTTTTCAATACTAGAACCTGATATACCCGGTTTACCACCTGGAGCAGGACCATCTACAGGTGCTGGGCCACGACGTTGTTCTAGCATTTTCTGTTCTAGAACATCTGGATTAAAACTTCCAATAATTTTTTGCCCCAAGTCAGTAGAAGCTAATTTTCCAGCTAATTTACTAGAAGCTAATTTTTCAACCAGTGCTGCCATTTATAAAATATAATAATAAAATAATTTTTAATAAAAATTATTTAATTTAATTTAATTTGTTATTTTATTCAAAACTGATACTCTGTGGGATAATCGAAAATATATGCGAGCATCAAATGATAAATTATTATTCGATTTTTATTAGAATTTGACCAAGACGGGCTCGAACCGCCGACTTTCCGCGTATAAGACGGACACTCTACCAACTGAGTTATTGGTCAGTTTTTTAAATAGTTTAATGTCATATTTAGGACTATTGACCAAGACGGGCTCGAACCGCCGACTTTCCGCGTATAAGACGGACACTCTACCAACTGAGTTATTGGTCAGTTTTTTAAATAGTTTAATGTCATATTTAGGACTTGACAATAACTAAGTGTTTTTATTTTTAAATTCTTTTATATATTTTTTATTAGTATTTTATATATTTTTTATTAGTATTTTATATATTTTT